CCAGGTTACTGGTCGTGCCACGTATTCGTCCGATGTTGTCCAAACTCCAATTTCACCAATAGTTGCAAAACACTGTGGTGTGGAGAATAAGTGGGGAAAACCCTCATTCAACAAAGGATATCCTTGGCAGGCATCACTCCAATATTCGGCCAATCCGTCTATTGGTCTACCGGGTCATCTCCTCAACAGAGCTAAAGAGGATTTTATACAAGGTATAATTGAACACCTTGATTCTATCCCTGGACTCAAAGAGGAGGTCCGTCCCCTCACACGCATGGAAGTTGTGTGTGGAAAAGACGGGGTGCGTTTTGTGGACAAAATGCCGCCCAACACATCAGTGGGGTATCCGTTAGGAGGTCCTAAAAGAGATCATTTGAATTATCTAGATCCTGAAGACCATCCTGATTTCGCTTGTCCAGCAGAACTGCATTCACAATTTTGGGACGAAGCTATGGCAATGGAAGAACTTTATTTGAAAGGCGAACGTGCCTATCCCATTTACAAAGCTTGTCTCAAAGACGAACCAACACCCCTCAACAAAACTAAAGTGAGAGTGTTTCAAGGAGCGCCAATAGCGTTTCAGTTACTGGTGCGACGTTACTTTTTGCCCATAATGCGTATACAATCGCTATTTCCATTAATTTCGGAATGTGCAGTTGGAATAAACGCACAGGGTCCTGAGTGGCAAGCACTATGTGATCACATCACCAAGTTTGGCGAGGATCGTGTACTCGCCGGAGACTACGGCAAGTATGATTTGCGCATGCCAGCACAAATTACTTTTGTCTCCATCCGAGGATTCATCGACATTGCACGCCATTGTAAGTATCCAGATCGCGCAATCCGCATCATGGAAGGACTTGCGAGTGATATCGCATATCCACTTACGGCGTACAATGGAGATCTCCTCCAATTAATGGGTTCGTCACCCTCCGGAATCAACATGACAGTTTATTTGAATAGCAATGATAATTCGTTACTTTTACGTTCATTTTACTATCATGTGTATCCGAATGCAAAGCACACTTTCCGAGAAGTGTGTGCCATGGTTACCTATGGTGATGATTTCAAAGGTTCTGTTGCAGAACAGTATCCCTTATTGAATCACATAGCGTATAGTCAATTCCTTGACGAACATGGCATTGTGTTGACCATGCCCGATAAAGAATCAACACCAACGGAATACATGAATGATGCTGACGCAGACTTTTTAAAGCGCAGTAACGTGTATATCCCTGAAATCGGCATGAAGCTTGGAGCTTTAGACGAGGACTCTATTTTTAAAAGTCTTCATACAGTCTTGAAATCCAAAGCGGTGACAACAACACAACAATCTATGAGCAACATTGACGGAGCTTTGCGAGAATGGTTCGC